TTGTCTGGTTTCTCACAGTCTGCAAAGCATGTGAATCCTGACACAGCTCGTACAGCAGCCGCTGGTACTAAGGCAGTTACTGCCGCTGGTGCTGATGAGTTGTTGGCTTCTATGAAGCTGAAAAAAGGTAGCTTTGGTAACATCACTACAGCTTCTGCTGGTGATCATTCCATTCCTTTGGCTCCTCGCCTTCCCGGTGCAACAGCATTGCCTACAGATGTGGCATCACCTTTGATGGTTGTGTCTCGTATGGGTCGTCTGTTGGATCAACAGTTTGTTGATTCCGCTGGTCGTTGGTTGGTGGTCGATCCTGTGTTCATCGAAATGTTGAAGGACGAAGACAGCCGTTTGTTGAATAGTGATTTTGGTGGTTCTGGTTTGCAGAACGGCTTGGTCATTAACAACTTGCATGGCTTCCGTATCTATGTTTCTAACAACCTGCCAAAGATTGGTACTGGTGCTGGTACTTCAGGTACTGCTAACCAGAACTCCAACTATGGTGTGATTGTTGGCGGTCATGACTCTGCTGTTGCTTCTGCTCAGCAAATCACCAAGACTGAAACATATCGTGATCCTGACAGCTTCGCTGACATCGTGCGTGGTATGCATCTTTATGGTCGCAAAATCTTGCGTCCTGAAGGCATCGTCACTGCTAAATACAACGCTGCTTAAGGAGAAACATTATGGCAACTATTACAACTTTGGCTGGTGCAGCCTCCGCTGGTCGCACTGTTGGTGCTGTCCCTTACTTGGTCGATGTTACCGTTGACTTCGCTGCTGCAGCTACAGCTAAAGGTTCTGCCTTGGCTGCTGCTGATGTTATCGAAGCTCTCAGTGTTCCCGCTAACACTCTCATCTTGAATGCTGGTATGGAAGTTATCACTGCCCTTGGCGGTGAGTCTTCTGACACTACATTTGATTTGGGTGTGACTGGTGTTGACGCTGACAACTTCGTTGATGGCTTTGATGCTGACGCTGCTGCTGCTGGTGCTTATGCCCAGAATGCTGCTGCTTTCCAGCCTATCGTCAACGCTGCTGCTGACACTATTGACATCTTGATTGCCACTGCCACTACTGCTCCCACCTCTGGTGAAGTGCGTGTATGGGCTGTGTTGATGAATGTTGATGGTCGTCCTGCACGGGCTTCCGTTGATCGTGAGCAACTGGCTTAATAGCTAGGTGATGTGGGAGGGGCTTAATTGCCTCTCCCATTCCTGTATGCTCTATTAGAGAGCGTTTTTAAAACTAAGAGGATTCTCTAATGGCTATTACTTCTGCCCTTTGCACAAGCTTTAAAAAAGAATTGCTTGAGCGTAAACATGACTTTAATGCTACAAGCGGTCATACATTTAAGATTGCTTTGTACACATCTTCAGCTACCCTTGGTGCTTCAACCACAGATTACACAACCTCTAACGAAGTTGTAGGTACTGGTTACACTGCTGGTGGTGCTACTTTAACAAACATTGATCCCACTAGCAGTGGCACTACAGCATTCATTGACTTTGCTGATGCTACTTGGGCTAGCGCAACCATCACTGCTGCTGGTGCTTTGATTTATAATACAACCACAGACGGTGGCTCAGCTACAACTAATGCTGTAGCTGTCATCTCTTTTGGTGGTGATAAGACATCAACTAACGGTGACTTTGTAATTCAATTCCCAACAGCAGACGCAACCAACGCTATTGTTCGTATCGCATAAGGAGTCGTAGGTTATGGCTACGACAACCCGGTCGGGGGCAATATATAGCATTGGTATATACGGGACATCCCGTTATGGTATAAGCAATGTTGCATATGTTCCAGATGGGGTGCAGGGGGTTGCAACATCAGATAGTGGTGTTGTTATTAGCGGTGATGCTAACCATGTAGTTGTTAGCTTAGTAGCTGCAGGTGCTGTAGGTGATGTAGGTGTAGTAGGCGTAGCAGTAACTAGTTTAGTTGGTGTATCTGCTACTGGCTTTGTTAATGATGGTGTATCGTTTAGCTTAGGCTGCACAGTATCACCAAGTAGCTTAACAGCTACAGGTAATGTTGGTAGTGTTACTATCATTGCCAAAGCAATAACAGAAGCAGTGGGAGTAGCAGCTACTGGTAGTGTTGGTAATATTGATGTGGGGGCTAAGGCACTCACAGCAATAACAGGCGTAGAAGCTACAGCAGCTATAGGCACTGTAGAAGTTAGGTCGATTAACAGGATTCCTGTAGATGGTGTTGTAGGTACAACATCATTAGGTAGTGTTGTTGTAGTGGCAAAAGCCACAACAAGTTTAGTTGGTGTTGAGGGTATAGGTAGTTTAGGTGTTGCTTCTGCAATAGCTAAAGCCTTAGTAGCCATCACTGGTGTAGAAGGAACAACATCTCTTGGTGATGTTGTAGCAGCTAATAATGCTAGACCAACCTTTGATGGTTTGTCTGCTGCTGGAGATGTAGGTACAGTTGTTGTTACAGTATCTGTATTTGATTATGCTGCTGTAGCTGCTTTATATGATAGAAAACGAACTGTGTATGTTGAGAGACATAGCACAGGAAAAGAAAGAACAGTATTGGTGTTAGCTGAGTCTCGTAGAGTATATGTGGATAGACAACCTACAGGTTATGATAGAACATCATATGTGGCTACAGAGCCTAGACAAACATATACAGATAGAAAGTCCACTACTGCTGATAGAACTGCTTTAGTGGAATAGGAGTTTAATAATGTCTTTTCGATGGCCCAATAAAGATCCTGATGAAACGCTTGACTATAGTGTAGACTGGTCTAGGTTTTTGAGTGGAGCAACAATTAGTAGCTGTTCTTGGTTTGTTGATGATAGCTCTGGTGTAAAGACAGCTATTACGGCAGGGAACACTGTCAATGGTATTCAGAATGTAGCTCAAACTATTTCTGGTAGTGTTGCTACAATAAACTTAGGGCTTGGCACTAACAATACTGAATATAAAGTTTATTGCCGCATCACTGATAGTAGTGGTAATGTAGCAGAGCGAGTAGTTCGCTTGCGAATTAAGGAACAATGATATGGCATATGACTATATTGGGTTGACCAATGAAGTGAATAGACGGCTTAATGAAGTAGAACTTACTTCTGCAAACTTTCCTACAGCCACTGGTTTCTATGCACACATTAAAGATGCTGTGAATTCTGCTATTAGAGATATTAATCACACACATTATGAGTGGCCTTTCAATCACATCTTAGCTGAAGAAACTTTAACAGTGGGAACAACTAGATATGCTTTTCCTTCTGATGCAAGCACTATTGACTTTGATTCTTTCCGTGTAAAAGAAGATGCTACATTTGCTAATGAGACAGTGAGACTAGGTGTCATTACATATGATGATTATCTTCAGCGGTTCTTAGACCAAGAATATTCTACAGATGCTTCTAAGCGTGATGTTCCTTCTTATGTCTTTCATGCTCCTAGTCTTGAGTGGGGTGTAGTTCCTGCACCAGACCAAGCATACGAAATTGCTTATGAATATTACAGGATTCCTGTAGATCTTTCTAGTGCTACAGATGTTCCCTCCATTCCAGAACGGTTTAAACAAGTTGTTTTAGATGGTGCTATGTATCATGCTTATATGTTTAGAAGTAATGAGCAAGCAGCTTCATTAGCTAAGGCTAAGTTTGAAGAAGGTATTAAGAAGATGCGTATCTTACTTATCAATAGATATGTGTATATGCAATCTACTGCAATTACACAGTCCACTGCTTTTGGTGGTGTAGGTGACAGGGTTAAATAATGGCAGATGGATGGCAAACATATCCCTTTGAGTTCCGTGGTGGATTGATTTCTAATCTATCTCCACTACAGCAAGGCACTCAAGCTCCCGGCAGCGCAAGGCTCTTAAAGAATTTTGAGCCTTCTGTTGACGGTGGATATATGCGTATTGAGGGATATAATAAATACAGTAGTTCTTTTGTACCTGCATATGGTGAGCCTAAGGTACAGGGTAGTGGACAAACAGGTACAACCTTAGTAATCTCTAATATACAAACAGCTCCTTCCGATGGAAGTACATTTACAATTGCTGGTGTCACTGGTACATACACCGTAGCCACTGCTGGTGTTTCTTACAACTCCACTTATAAAGTTGCTACAGTTACACTTACAACGTCTTTAGCTTCTAGTCCAGCGGATAAAGCTGCTGTTACATTCACTTCGCATACAGGCACTGTAAAAGGTGTAGCTGCTTGGAATAATGTTGTACTGGCTGATAGAAATGGTGATGTGTATAGCACCACAGGTTCTGGATATACTAAGATTAGTATGCCATATTATGGTACTGTTTTAGTTAATGGTGCTGGGCAGACAGGTAGCACTGTTGCTGTGGATGGACTTACTAAACCCCCACAGGTTGGTGATACATTTAGTATTGCTGGTATTGAGAAAGTATATACAGTGTTGGCTGTTCCCACTGTAACTTCTACAGCCGCTACCATATCTATCAACCCTTCACTAGCTTCTAGTCCTGCTGATAATGCTGCCATCACTTGGCTATCAGCTAATAGAACTAGCTCTTATAAAACACGTTTTGCTAAATATAGACTTAATGGTGTAGAGAAGATTGTTGGTGTAGATAGTACAAACTATCCATTCATTTATGATGGTACAACATTTAATGTTATATCAGATAAGACAACAGATATATTAGGTGCTCAGTTTGTTGTAAGCCATAAGAATCAATTGTTCTTTGTTAAAGGTGAAAACATTATATTCACTGCTCCATATACTGACACAGACTTTAATGCTGCTACAGGAGCTGGAGTAATTAATGTTGGTGGCCTCATCACTGGCATCATTGTATTTAGAGAAACACTAATAATCTTTACAGAGAAAACTATTAGTCAATTGTCTGGAACCACCATACAAGACTTCTCTCTACAGCCCATCACTAAGAATGTTGGGTGTGTAGCTTCAGACACCATACAAGAAGTTGGTGGTGATGTGATGTTCTTAGGTCCAGAGGGTTTAAGACTATTGGGAGCCACTCAGCGTATTGGTGACTTCAGCTTAGGTGTGGTTTCTAAACCAATACAAACTGAGATGACTTCTCTAATTAATTCTAATTCATCTTTTGCAAGTTGTGTTATTAAACAAAAGTCACAATATAGATTGTTTGGGTATAATACTAATATTACAGCAGCCAACTCTAAGGGTGTTTTAGGAACGCAGATAACTGGGGAAGCTACTGGTGGTATTGCTTGGGCTGAGACAGTGGGCTTTAAATGCTTTGTAGCTGATGGTGATTATCAAAACCAAACAGAAACTCTTGTGTTTGCTAATAATGATGGATTTGTTTATGAGATGGAGCAGGGTAATAGTTTTGATGGTACAAACATCATTGCTTCTTTCGCCACTCCTTATGTACCAATTAATGATTTTAGGGTGAGAAAGACTTTTTATAAGCTTTACCTCTATACAGATCCCCAAGGATCTGTTACAACATCAGTGAATTTAAAGCTAGATTTTGATGATCAGGGTTCTATACAGCCCTCAACAATTGTGTTATCAAACAGTGCTGGTAGTGTAGGATTTTATGGTAATAGTGGTGCTAAGTATGGAACCACTGTTTATGGTGATAAGTTGAAGAAGCAGTTTCAGACACAGGTTGTTGGTTCTGGCTTCTCTGTATCGTTACAGTTTGTTTCGGAAAGTCAAGACCCTCCGTTTTCTCTGGACGCTGCAACGCTAGAGTATGCCACACATGATAGAAGATAAGGAATAGTTATGACAGGTTATGTTCGTAAAGATACCACTAACAACATTGCTGATGGCAATGTTATTAATGCTGCCGATTTAGATTCTGAATTTGATGGTGTTCAAGATGGTTTTAATGCTTCAACGGGACACACTCATGGAGGTGCTGCTGGTGAAGGTGCTCCCATTACAAGGCTGGGTCCTACACAGGATGTAACAGCTAGTGCTGTTTTGTTAGCACCAAAAACTACAAACACTGTAGACATTGGTAGCTCTGCATTAAAGTTTAAAGACTTGTTCTTAGCTGGTAATGCTAGCGTTGGTGGCACATTGGCTGTCACTGGTGCTACAACATTGTCAGCAGCTTTGACATATGGTGGTGTTACATTGAGTAATGCTGTTACAGGCACTGGCAACATGGTGTTGTCTACCTCACCCACCCTAGTAACTCCTATCCTTGGAACACCCACTAGCGCAACTTTAACGAACGCTACAGGTCTTCCTATCGCTACAGGTGTGTCAGGTCTTGGAACAGGTGTAGCAACCTTTCTAGCGACTCCTAGTTCAGCAAATCTACGTTCTGCCTTGACTGATGAGACAGGAACAGGCTCTGCTGTTTTTGCGACTTCACCTACTTTGGTGACTCCAGTATTGGGAACACCTACAAGTGCAACCCTAACCAATGCAACAGGACTTCCTTTAACTACTGGTGTGACAGGAACACTTCCTACTGCCAATGGTGGTACTAACCTAACATCATTCACATCAGGCGGTGTGGTTTATGCTTCTAGTACAAGTGCATTGGCTACTGGTAGTGCGCTGACTTTTAATGGGACGAGTCTTGGTGTTGGAATTGCAAGTCCTTCCGCTCCAATTCATGTTGCAGCTTCGTCTTCTGGCGGCAAGGCCATTCGAGTTAACGGAAGGGCAGCTGACAACTACGGAGAAATTCAGTTTTACGACAATGCGGGAACCACCAATTATGTTTCATTTGGTGC